AGCGTTACAGATATGCTCCCAAAGAGCAGCTCTGATCAGCTGATTCTCAGGACAATCACCATACCACTCATTAATCTTTTCCAAGATTTTAACAAGCACTTGCATCAAGAGCGATCCATCGAAGTTGGAGAAGTCACCTGCTATCATATTGTTTCCTTTAGACAGCAAGTGATGGGCCAGTTTAGTCCATTCTAATGAATAGGGGTTAATGCCAACGGCAATACCATTGTTGATTCGGTTTCTCATTACATGAGCAGCAAAATCAAGAAAGTATTGTCGTATGGCAATTACAAGATGTTGGGGGCAGGCTTCGAAAACACGAGTTTTTCCTGCATCGACTTTCTCGTTAGGGCGTTTCTCGTCTTTGAGAGTAGCAAGGGAAATAGCATTTCCACGGATTCCGTTTCGGGAGTCATTGATCAGATCAGTGACTTCTTTCTTCAGTTCCGGGTTGTCAACTATGTATTCCTCACCAGCACCTAACCAGGCGGTCTTTCCTTTAGTCTTGTTATTCATGTTGAATGGATATCCAGGAGAGGTCGTTCGGTTGATTGGTCGTTTGTAGGGGTCACCCTCAACACCAACTATGGCTTCTTCGTAGCTATGGACGGTGCCAAGGCCATTCGGGGGTTTTCCGAGGCCTTGGAACACATCGTTTGCAGCTGCGTTCAGCAAGTCGGGGTCGAGGAAAGTTTGACTTCCCATGACTTTCTTAATACCTTTTATCATTGGGTCTACGAGGCCTTCACCCTGTACGTGTACAGGTTTCAGGTTAGCAGGTTTCATGATGTGAGGTTGTACTTTGTCGAAAATCAAGGAAGGAGCGAGTTGTGTAGTGGAAGGAGCAGGGGGAGCTGGAGCGGTGCCAACATTTAGGCAGTCACCAAGATCAAGCAGGGATACTTTACGCGTTGTGTCTACCCAGGATTGGGAGTATGGTAGTCGGCCGTCAATAAGATAAGACGGTGGGATACCAAATTTAGCAACGTGGTCAGCAAGAGCTTTTTCAAGGAACTGTCGAGTAGTGAGGGCACCAAGAGCAAGAGAACCAACTCCGCCAGCAACATGGAAACCTATGAGTTTGGTATGGATCAGACGATTGGATATGGAGAGTAGAGCTCCACACATTCCGTTCATCGTTTCTAGGTCGTACTCAACATGGTTTCCAATACTTACAGGGCAAATGCAGTCGTCAGAACTTTTGGGGCAAGATCCACGAGGGTGAAGATGATATTCGGTGGCTTTGGTCGAGACATGGAAGGAGGAAGGGTATTTCTCCTGAACTATAGTCTTTTGACCAACTTGGTAGAATCCGGAGAAGGTTAAATCTCCTTCTTTCAGCAAGTCGATATCATCAGCACTGAGGAATTTTGACAAAATGCGAGGGCGATTGGGTACAACAGCAGGGAAAGAAACTAGGGCAAGGTCAACAGGAGAATCGTCAAGCTGGAAGGCTTGAGAGATCTGACACTTGTCAATAGGAATCTTGATTGCGGCTTCAATAGAGTATGGGTTTCGAATGATGACATACTC